TAATAACAGGTAAACGTAATTCTGAAGATGAAGATGAAGATGAAGATGTAGTGGTAAAATCTTACGACACTATTAAATGGAGAGCTAAAGTTGTCGGTGCGGAGTTTCCTAACATATCGTCGGTTGTTGTAAAAGACAACAGACTTTATGAGCCATTGGTTATTCTTGATGTAAACACCTCCCCCGCCAAAGGAATTAATTACAAATTAGGAAATTTTAAATCTTATGAAGTTTGTCATTCCGCTTCGATTTCGTACACAAAAGGTGGAGGAATTGCCGCGTATGTATTGCCCGATGTTAATGTTTCCCACGTCGAGTGGTTTGACCCAGGCGCGGAGTCGAACCCTTTTCCAAATGGAAGGTTAATTCAAATAAATAGTCTCGCGGCAGCGGATGCCCAGAATACTACTAGCACAAATGTTAATGATATAATAGAAATAACAGATGGCACAATTATATTATGTGGTGAAAATAAACCATTAATCGATACGGAGTACTTCAGGCTCTCAGGAAATTCTAATATTCATTATAATGGTATTGATGATTTTATTAATTTGGCCGAAGGACCTGGTAACGATGGTCTAACTTTTGTAGAAGCTAGTTCTTTATATAAACCTTCTGGCGGAGGTACAAGTCATGTGGGAATGACAAAACTTGCAAAAACATTCTATTCATTACATGAAACTAACTTTTTAGAAAATAACTGTCTAGCCATAGGAAAAAATTGGTTTGACCCCAACAACACCTCCTGGACGCCTGACGGAAGCACGGGGTCGATAGAAGAAATGGAAACGTCAGGTTTTACTTCAGAGGGTTTACTAGCATTAAGATATATTCCCGATCCTAAAGAATTTCCAGATTTAACTGGTTATTATTGGAAATTTATTTTTGGTCCACATGATCCAAATATAAAGAACCTTACAACGGGTACTTGGAATATTACTCGATTCGAAACAATTCACGATGTATATACAAATGACAAACGCGAAATTGTCGTGGTTGGAAATCCCAAAAACGGTAAAAGTCCAATTTTTTATGAAAAACCGGACACCGAGACTTTTAAGGTATTTAGAGACGACTGGTATGAGATATCAATAGAATATCATGGATTTTCTGAAGTCTTATCCGTCTGTTATACAGGTACTAGATGGATATTTGTAGGTGTACCAATTTCGAAATGGATGCTCAACGGAATTGAAGTTCCAAGCGACACTGCTAACGCTGAAAATATAAATGATGGAAAAATATTAGCACATACAACGGATTTATTAGACCCAGACACCTGGGTAATTGAAAATTTCGCTGCTCCAGATCTAAAGCCTTTTAATGTTATTAAAGAAACAAACACGTCTACTTTAGAATCTTATTACAGAAATGACACTATCAGTAATGTTAGTTCGTGGCGGGGGAATCACGTCAGACCTGTTAATTATAAAGGAAATTCCGGTGTTATAATAAATGTTTCATTTTACGACGATGACGCTACCACATACAATATACTACAAGAAAAGGTTTATTTTATGTACGAGGATGGTTCAACGATTAATATTTATCAAAACGATTCTTTTCCGGAACCTACGTTAATTTACAGAAATGAACTTAGTGGAGGCAACGATGATTCTATAGTTTTTCCCTGGACCACTGAGAAACATGGAGGAGAACAATTTAGACCAACATGGGAAACTTATATAAATAATGAGATACGCACTCTATTTAACACTGTATATAAACATAGTTTTAATCAGTATGTCGTTGATTATAATAATGAAACTAAAAAATTCTTTCTAAATCTTTATAGCCATCCATATTCAATAGATTTTGAAGGTTGGGGAATAAATAGACCATGGGTCAATAGATATAGAAAATTCATAACAACGGATACATTTAGTCTTAGAAATAGGATAGAAGGAAACTGTTACAAAATTGAACAAGTTAAAAATGAAAATTTTATAACTGGTGTCGATTCTGCGAGGTATCTCGCCGTAGGTAAAGGTATATCCTCGCCAATAGTGAAGTCCGATGACCTTATTAACTGGACTGATGTTGATGTAAAAGACATTTTCACGATAGTATTTGACATCTCTCATAAAAGTGGTCTGTGGGTAGCAATAGGAGAGGGAAATTACAATCTTGCTATATCAAAAGACGGTAAAAACTGGACAGGCATTTATACAAAGTATCAAAGCGATACATTATCGTCGGACTATTCGACCGCCTTTAATTCATTAGATTATTACAATAATACAGATAATAACGTCACTGATGTTCTTCCTTATGTACCAAATTTAAAAGGTATTTTTCTAAGAAATTTATCTCTTCTTCGTCTCTTTAGCAGAGTAGAGTATCACGTAGGTACACAGATATGGCAAACTTTGACATTTGATGACATTAAAGCAATGTTAGACACTGAATTTGGAGCAGGGGAATATAAAAATTTATTAAAAAATTGTAGTATAGTCAATAAAAATGGTTCAACAAGATTAACAACTTGGATACCCGGGTTTACAAAAACATTAAATTCCAAATTAGAAACTTTTAGTAATATTTCCGAGAGCGGATCGTTTCCTTCTGGACTACTAAAAGACCAAAAATTATCTATTAAGATTTATTACAACAAATTAGAGAATGTTATCGATAATGAACTGACTTCTAGAGATATGAATAACAATGTATTTGATAATTTCATGAATAATACATTAATACCCTGTGATAGAGATCCAAATTATTTCATAGATTCTTTCCTAGCAGACAACTACGGTTTTCAACTTGGCGACACTTATAAGAATGTAAACGGAAAATTCAGATTAAAATACAAAACAGAAATTCAACAAATGAGACTTTTTTCTAAAAGGTTTGAACTAGATGACATTGAAATAGATCAATTTAACAAAGGAGTCAAACAGGTCCCTAAAATTACACAGGGTTTATATTTTGACGCAGACAATGTTGGATATCTCCTATTGGATTTAGATAGTTTTAATTTATACGCTTCGCATATTATAGTATCTGGATGGTTAACTTTGGGGGTACATATAACTGATATGAATTTACAATTGAATGGTTATTCTTATCAAAAAGTTATAGAACCGAGTGTTATAGACTATGCTACTAAATCATACTTAGGTTTAAATTACAATAGATACACATTCAATGGTGTAGACAAAGAAGACGGAATCGGATCCTTGGTGATACCCCTGGCTTCTACGGCTTACTCGGGGTCTAGTGTACCTCTTGATAGATATACCAGTATCAGACTCAGAATAAACTTCAATACACTCGCTGGACCGAAGTCTTATATTAATGTAACTTGTGTAGGAACAACTACGGTGTCTTACAATAATAGTACAGCAAACATAGACATTTATTAAATTTAAATACAAGTAAAATTATATACACGGAATAAATGTCCACTTCAGATCCGTGCATATTTTCTTCCATATGTTTTCTTGTTCAAATAATTTTTCTCTACTTTTAAGTAAAGGGAAATAAATAAGATACTCGTCCTTATTTAATAATTGAAAAAATTTATACAAAGTGTAAGAATAACTTAAAAAATTTTTTCTATTCTTCGGACAATTTCTATCAAATGGTTCTTGTATATCATTAAACATACCAACTAATTTTTCTTGAAGTTCATTATTAATAATTAACTGTTTATTACCCGTTATTTTATGTATTATATTTGGAATATGTTCGTAATATTTATTAAGTTTAAGTTTTTTCAGAAATTCTTTGATTTTACTATATGTAATTAAAGTTTTGTCCTTTAATCTCTCTTTCTTAATTTCAATTATTAATAAATTTATAACCTCATTAGGTATAAGAGTTCCTTCACGACCTTGTATTTGATTTATCCATTCCTTGAAGTGGTTTGTTCTTTTGTAACTATAAGGCTTGATGTATTCATGTGTTTCCGCATGATTCCATTCTGGAAGATTTGAAATATTTGTTTTTTCTGTTAGACCACAGTTAAAACACACTGAGAGCCCCGATGAGATATCGTTAGTTGTCTTGCCGTCACAGCCTGGGCACCTAAAAATGTTATTACGTTTATTTTCTAAGCGGGAACCCGATTCCGATGGAAAACATTTTTCCATGTACATTTTATACAACTCACCTTTATTATTTTTTGAATCAAGTGAAATGTATTTAAATATACCTTCTTCAGAAGTATCTTCTACCGTGGTACATTCGTTATTATCTATTTCCTTTATAAAATTTATAGAATCAAATAAATAATCAGATAATTCTGTATCGTTTTCAATTTTTTTAATTTTGTCTTTTAAATCGTCTATCTGTCTAGAAACATTAAAAACATCTGAACAATCACATTTAATTTCAAAGTTCTTCTTGGTTTTTTTTAATAGTAATAATTCTGAATGATATTTGTCTAAATTTGTTTTGTCTTCTTCTATTTTTTTGATAGTTTCAAGATGTTTATCTATAATGGAGGTTCTCGAATCCGTATGAACTGTTTTTTTGGATATCTTAAAAGATGACATTTGTAGTTTACTATTGTATTTTTTTATACACATTTAAATTAAATTAAAAGATTTAAAAAGATAAATTAATTAAATAGATGATTAAATATTCAAATATTTTAACAGTGAAGTGTTTAAGAAAAATATGTAAAATTTACAAAATTAAAGATGAAAAATACAACAAGTCTTTTATTTTAGACATGTTAAATAAATATTCTGCTGCTAGAGTAATACAGCAAAAAATCAGGGAAACACTTGATTTTAATAATATTTGTCCTATTTCTCACGAAGAAATTAGGTATCCTTGGATTTGTATTAAAAATAATAGTAAGTACATATATTACGATTTTGACACGTTCGTAATTTATTTAAATAAGATGTCAGACTTTAGAGATCCCTGTACTAGAATTAAACTGTCAAATAAAAAGATCGAAGAAATAAATAAATTAATAATTTATTATCATCGCAAGTCATCCAATAAATTGATAGTATCAGATGATATGATTAGAGACATAGATTTCAACATTTTAACATATTGCTTATATGACATCATAAAAGAAATTAATAATAAAGAATTGAATTTAGAAGAGACTTATAGATTTTATCTTCCAAGATTTATATTTTATTTCACACATCTTGTAAATAATCACTCCAAAGAAATGTCTTCATTGTTATTGAAAGCATGTAAGAAATCAGTAAACACACAATTGATCATTGATTATATCTTTGTAGTAGAGAATATAAATGAATTTAGAGACCAATAATTACAAAAAATAACTATATAAAGAAACAAATTAGTATATAAAGAACACGGACCTTACAATAAGATGTGTACAATTTGCGACCCGCGTTCTCAATATACAGACTGTATTTGTAATCCCAATTTTAAAAGTTTTGATCAAGTATATAAAAATAAATTCTCGGAAGATGAAAAATATACGTCATTTAATGTTATTAAAAAGTGGGACATCTCTACGATGACCGTTTGTTGTTGTTTTAATAGTGTTATAGACACTGAGAAGTATAAAGCCGTATATAATGATGAAAACGGCAAGAAACAATTTTATAACTGTGCTAATATTTACATAACCGTGAAATATCAAAATAAACCCAAAATTTCCGCTAAAATATTCTCAAATGGAAATATTCAATTGGCGGGGGTTCTTAATCCATATTCAACGGCGTATGCCTTAAGAAAACTTTTTAAGAGACTTAGTGTATTAAATGCCTTTACAAGTGAAACGGCGCATATTTCAAACGCTAGAATATGCATGATAAATTCTGATTTTAAAATAGACAAATATATAAAACAATCAGATTTGTGTAAAATTTTAGACCAGGGCAAATTAAATTATCTCAAAACATACTCTTTTAACCCAAATAAATACCCGGGTGTAAATATCAAAATGCAAGATCCAGATTCTAATAAAGTGATGTCATGTATTGTATTCAGACCCGGTAGTGTTATAATTACAGGCGGAAATGACATCGCTTCATATGAAAGAATGTATAGATGTATAATAGACGCATTTGTAAGGAATGAAAGTTTACTCACATGTCCTACCTGAGGTTTATTCTTCAATAGATGGTAGATCTTCTGTAATGTCAATACCTGTTAAATCTACATTCGACTCCTTCTTTTCGGTTTTATCAGTGATGTCTTCAATTACATCACCCGAATATTCCTGTGCTTCGGCAGGTTTAAAATCTGTTAAAAAAGAGTCTAGTTTGTCATTTATTTCTCTCAGCTTGGAAAATAAATTAAATATAAAGTAAATAATAATTACAATTACTGAACCAATTCCAAACTTGAATATAAAATCACCGCTAGTATCTAATAGTTCAGGTAACATTTCTTTTGGCATTTAATATATAACTATAAATTAAAACTAGTGTTTTAACGTGAAAATATAATGTAAATTTATTCGGGGTCATCCTCGGGGAGTTCATTATCGTCTCCTGGAATATCAATACCGAGTACAAATGTAGTACGTTTGAGAATAATTCCGGAATTAGTAGGATATTCTCTGGAACCTTGTTGTACAACCTTGATATCGTTATTAGTAAATATGCCCATATAATAATCCTTTGTAAACTGTTCGCGTGGTAGATTATTTTCCCTACAATGATCGTTAAAAATCTGAGAAAATACCTTTAGGGGTACGTAATAGTTCTTATTAAACACTACCTTACCAGATTTCAAGAAATGCTGAAGAGAATTAGTAGTTTGCTCCATCTCTTCTTTGTTTTCCTTGAAGTATTGCGGAAGAATGTTCCAGATACCTTTCTTACCATGTCTCTTAAGTGTGTGATAGTACCCGCGAATACACAATTTCATGATACTCGGTATTTCTTTTGCTAGTCTTTTATCAATTTCGGTGTCTGTATTTACTACCTTTTTCCAAAAGTTTACTACCGCTGTTCTACGTGATACACTTTCTGAGTTATTTTTATATCTCATAATTTTATTTCCACCCATCATCATCGGAACTTCCCAGTTAATAGTTTCGTCCGACTTATACTTTTCAGAATAAGTGTTGCGTCCTCCTTCAACTAGAAGCTGCCAATCTGTCTGCTCCATCTTAAAATTTTCGGAAATCTCCGGAGCAAGTACAATAAACTTATTAACATGAGGCTTGATACCATA